TAGGATCTGCAACCAATCAAGCTTGGAGAGATGATGTAGCTGGCCGTGGTGGTTATATAGATGCCGACACCTCTGAAAGAATTATTTCTATTTCAGTAGTTAATGATACTTTGATTGTGTTTTTTCAATTTAGCACTTGGAGACTTAGATATACTGGAAATCAAGTGCTTCCATTTGTATGGGAAAGGATAAATACAAATTATGGAAGTGAAGCTCAATTTGGAACGATAAATTTTAATGATATGGCGTTTACTCTTTCACGAAGGGGAATTATCGGTGCAGACACTAATAATGTGAAAAGAATTGACGATAAAATCCCGGACAGGGCTTTTGAGATAGAAACCGGAGATGCGTCTGAATCTTTGAATATAGTTTCTGCAACAAGAGATTATTATAGAGATATGGTCTACTGGTCTGTTCCTTCTGCCGATGTAAATGCCGAAACTCCTAATAGAATAATTGCTCTTAGTTTAGAAGATGGTAGTTGGTCTATTTTTAATATGCCATTTCGAGTATTTGGGCAATATAAAGAATTTGATGATAGAACATGGGCGATGTTTAATGTTGCTAATAGAGATGAGTGGGAGAATCAAACAGAAAATTATTGGGTGAATCCGTTTTTACAGGACAATGCCCCAATAGTAACAGCCGGCCATTTAAATGGATATGTGTATAGAGCTTTTGAAGATGTATCGGATGGAACGGATGATGGCACTCATTTTAATTTCGATATTCAGACAAAGAGATTTAATCCATATATTTCTCAAGGAAGAGACTGTCGTTTAGAATATGTAGATCTTTATTTAACGTCTACGACTCAAAATATTATTCAAATTAATGCTATAACACAAAATAATCCAGGAAGAATTACAACAACTGCCAATCATGGACTTGTAACTGGAACAGAAATTCTTTTACGAAACATTGAAGGAATGGTGGAATTAAACAATAGAAGATTTGTTGTCACAGTTATCAATGCAACCAATTTTGATATTAATGAAGACACTACAAATTATGCCGCTTATACAGCAAATGGAGAAGTAGTTAATAATGCAGAGATTACCTTTGAGCATTATCTTGATGATAATGACACGGTCCCAATAGTGACGAGAACAGTGACTATATCACATCCCGGGGAAGAGGCTAATTATTATCGTGTATTCACTGGCAATGAGGGAAGATTTCATCAACTTCGTCTTCGTCTTTCAAATTCTCAATTAAATGATAATTTAAAGGGAAGAGCAGGAATGGAGATGCAAGGAATGGTAATTTGGACAAGACCGTCTAGTAGAACAAAAGGAGCTTTATTATGACCTTTGGACCTGTTAATGCCATATCAAATTCTTTGCCAATTGAAATACAGCTTCCCAAAGATCAAAATGATGTTAATTCTGTATTTGCAGAGAGACATCGAATTATTGCTGATGTCGTAAATTTAAAAGAAAATGCTCAGTATGAAGAAAATGAATTACTTACAGCACAACGGTGGTTTACTGCTAACGATAATCAGACAAAAAGATATACCTATAGAAAGGTTTTAGAAACTGGTGTGATAAATGCTGGAGCTACGGCAAATATAGCGCATGGAATTACAGGAATATCTCTTTTTACTAAAATCTGTGGGTGTTGTGTTACGGCAACTCCAGATTATCGCCCAATTCCATATGCTTCTGCTACGGCCGTAAATCAGCAGATTGAAATGAATGTAACTGCCGCAAATGTGGTAATAATAAACGGGGCGGCCGCTCCTCAAATAACGAGTGGTGTTATAATTTTAGAATATATAAAAGCGTGAGGAAAAAATGGGATTTTTTGATTTTTTAACGGGAACGGGGGGGAAGCTTAAACAGGCAAAAGTTTCCCCTGAAGCACAAGAAGCTTTGGAACAACTGCTGAAAGGAGGAATCACGGAAGACGAGCTTTATAACCTCGGAGCAGATTATTTAAAACAACTTTTTAGTGGTGATTATGCCGCTTTTGAGGCTCCTCTTATTGAACAATTCGAACAACAAATAGTCCCTGGCATTGCAGAAAGATTTGCGGGTGTTGGTGGAATGAGTTCTAGTGGTCTTAATCTAGCATTAGCAGAAGCTGCTAAAGGACTTTCAACGCAACTGGGTGCTCAAAGGGCGGGCCTTATGCAAAGTACGCTTGGACAGGCCTTAGGATATGCTGAGGCGCCATATCAACAAATGGCAAAAGGTTTGCAACTACAACCTGAACAATATTATCAACCAGGGAGATTTGGACTTTTATCTGAGCTGTTAAAAGGGCTTAAGTTTAATATCCATAAAACGCTTTAGAAGGATTTTTATAATGATTACTATTTTGCCAAGAGAAGAAGGTTTTGCTGAGGCTTTAGGACAAGCTTTGGGGGGATATGCTAGTTCTCAACTTAGATCTATTTTAGATAGAAGAGCACAGCAACAAAAAGCTGCAGGAATTCAAAAATTCATGAGCTCTCCTGAATATCAAGATATGCCATTAGCACAAAAAGCATCTTTAACAGCCACTCTTTTTGGACCTGAAGTTGGTCGTACTGTTTTACAAGCAGAACAGATGCAACAACGAGGATTATTGCCAGAAGATCCTGAAGAATTGTCTGGATTGTTAAGAAGGTTTGGAATGTCTGAAGAAAGGGCACGAAATATGGCTGATCTTTATAGCAAACTTACTACAGGTGGCAAGACAAAATTTGCCGATATTATCTTCGAAAATATACGAAGAGGTACGCTTGGTCAAGAAATAACTCCGGAACAAATTAGAGATATTGAACCAACAAGACCTATTGTAGAACCTACAGCTAAAATGGCTGATATATCTAGTCAAGAAGTTAAGAGATTCGATTTTCCAAAATTTGATAATTTTGCAGGTATGACTCCGGCCGAAAGCATAAAATTAAAATCAGAATTAAGAAAAGAAAACGCCCCTATTTATAAAGAAAATGTTAACAAATTAAAAGGACATCAGCATGAATATCGCTCTATAATTCAATTAGAGAGATTAAACGCAACTGGAAAATTACCAACAGGAATACAACGTTGGAATGTTGATTGGAAATCCGGCGAACTTCGCATTCCTGCGCTTGCAACACCCGAAACACAACTTTTTGTAAAAACTATTAATGATTTTACAGTTAAAGCCAAAGACACATTTGGAGCGAGAGTCACAAATTTTGAACTTAAAAGATTTATGCAAAGACTTCCAACTCTTGCAAATACCACAGAAGGCAGAAGATTAATTATTGAGCAAATGAAAACGATTAGTGAATTAAATCAAATATATAATGATAGCCTTAAAGAGGTTTATAGAAAATATGGAGCTTCAAATATTGATTCTATACAAGTTGAACAAGTTGCTGAAGATTTAAGAAAAGATAAAGAACAAGCATTAATAAATAAATATGCTTCGATTGTTGCTGAGCAGGATTTACAGACTGAGGAAGATCAGGTGCTTATAGAATTTCAAGGTAAAAGAGGTCATGTTTCAAGAACTGAATTAGACGCAGCAATAAAAGCAGGAGCCCGTGTTTTATGAATAATCAAGACTATGGTTTTACATTTATTCCTGAAGAAGAAGATATTTCAGAACCATCTATAGATACGAAAAAAGAGTTTGGTTTTACATTTATTCCTGAAGAAGAAAGACCAAGTCGTCTTAGTGAATTCTTAAAAGCAGCGGATATAAGAGCTGCTCGATATCTTCAAAGAGGAGCCGAAACAATAGCTGGATTACCTGGTGATATTATTCAACTTGTGAGAAGTATCGGATCTATTTTGCCAGGAGGAGAGATTCCTGCAGAAAAATTGGAGCCTTTAGAGCGTTTTGTAAGAAAAGGATTAGAAGCACTTCCAACATCTCAAGAATTAAGGGCCGTAAGTGCTGAATTAAAACCACAGTTAGAACCAAAAACAAGATTTGAAGAAGCTGAGGATGAGTTTGTGGGTGATGTAACTTCTTTACTTGTAACAAGAATTCCAGCAATAAGATCGATTGGATTGGCCGCTATAGGAAATATTGGGAAACAGGCTGTTAAGGAATTAGGACTTGGTGAAGGAGCACAAGATGCAACTAAAATGGGACTGATGATTTTTGCCGGTATGTTTAGAAAAGGTGGAGGAATAAATACTCATATAGACAATCTTTATTCCGAAGCGAGGGGAACTGTTCCTAAAGGGGCTACTTTTAAATATCCGATGAGCCGCTTAAATGTATTAGAAAAAAACTTAAAAAAGGGAAGCTTAACAGACGCAAAAGCGGCTTCTCTAAAAATTATTGATGAAATAAAGGCTAAGGCTCCTAAAGGAATAATACCAGTAGAAGAGGCTGTTGAATTTGATAGGGATATAAATAGAGCAATTAGCAAAGCATTTGCAGATAAAGCAAAACGAGGGTGGCTAGACCAAGTAAAAAAGACACATACTAAAGCCCTAGATGTATATGGAAAAGAAAATCCGGAGTGGAACAAATATTATAAAGAAGCAAAGCTGGCATACAAAGGAATGGCCACAAGTAGAAAAACAAAAGCTTTCATTAAGAGAAACGTGAATTTAAAAAACGCAGCTCATGCCGCCATGTTGTTAGGAGCAGAAGAATATATTATTCCCGGAGGGCGTGGTTTGAAATTGGGTGCTTTGGGAGCACTCGGTACTTTAACATATATGGGAGAAATAGCTAAAAGACTAGCTAGAAATCCGGCACTTAGACGTTATTATCAAGTTGTCCTCACAGCTTCTTTAAACGAAAATAAAGCTATGTTAGCGAGAAATTTGCCTAAATTAGAAAGAGTTGCCAAAAAAGAATTTGAAGAAAATCCATTGCCTTTTAGGTTCGAGGAAATAGAAGAATATGAAGATTAATCATCAAAATATCCTGCCTCTTTGGCTTCTTGTGGAATTATTAAAAAATTATTATTCATCATTAATATCATTGTTAATGATACACAAATATGCAAAAAAAACAAAGCAAAAAAGATGGAATTATTAAAAAAAATAAAACTTGATAGAAACAAACAAACATCTAACACACGGAGGTAAAAAATGCCATTTCCTTCAGGACAAAATACATTATCATATATGGGTGTGGAGGCTAAAGAACCTCCTAATCTCATAAAAGCACAAAGGGCGCCAACTACTGCTGATCTAAATCACAGGATTGGGACTTTGTGGATAAATCAAACATTAAATAATATTTGGATGCTTACTAGCGTAACCGCTAATACCGCGAATTGGGAACCAATTTCTCAATCGGCTGGTGGTAATGCTCCAACAACAAAATATGTTGTAGACGCAGATGGAACAGGAGATTTTACTACTATTCAAGCTGCTATCAATGCAATACAGGCTTCTGGAACAACAAATGCGGAAGTTTTTGTAAGACCAGGGACATATACTGAAAATCTAACTCTTTATGATAATCTTATCATTACAGGATCAGGACCATATTCTATCATAACAGGTGTACATA